GATCATCGCGAAGCACCGCAACGGCGAGCCAAGCACTGTCCGGTGCGCGTTCCTGGGTAAGTACTCGCGATTCGAGCAGCTCGCTCCGGGCGCGCTGGACGAGTTCGATTTCGACGAGCCTCAGCAGGCGCCGAAGGTCACCAGCATGGCGGAGCGCTACCGCGGGATGAAAGGAGGGCGCGCCAATGGCTGACCTCCGTCCAGTGATGTTCACCGTACCCGGCGAGCCGGTGGGGAAGGGGAGACCGCGTATCGGCCGCGTCGGCGCCCACGCCAGGATGTTCACTCCGGCGAAGACGGCGAACTACGAGGGGTTGATCGCGCACAGCGGACAGCAGGCGATGGCAGGTCGCGCGCTGTTCGAGGGCCCGGTGCTGGTCGAACTCGACATCGCGCTGAGCATCCCTCAATCGATGTCGAAAAAGCGGAAGTCGCTGGCCCTGGCCGGCGGCCTGTACCCCACCAAGAAGCCCGACATGGACAACGTGATCAAAGCGATCTACGACGGCCTGAACGGCGTGGTCTGGAAGGACGACGTCCAGGTCGTGAAGGCGGTGGTGGGGAAGCGCTACGGCGAAACGCCAGGCGTGCGAGTGAAAGTCGTCCCTCTCCTCGAGGGCGAGCAGTGACTACAGGAAACTACAGGGGAGAGTCGAAATGAGACTGATCAGCGCGCGCCAGGCTTGGCATGACGCCTTCTACGAGAGTCGGAGCTCAGTGCTGGCGGTGGCGGCCGACAAGGCCGTGCTGGGCAAGAAGGGGCGGGTGGCCAACGAGACGCACCCCGACCGCAAGGACACCAACGGGCGTAGCGCCCACATGCTGGCCGCCGGCCTGGTGCAGGCTGCCATCCGCTCGCTGCCGAAGCCGCTGCAGCACTTCGGCCACACGCTGTACTCGCCGCTGGCCACCGGTGACGACGTGGCGATCGCTCACGGCCTGGTCTGGATCGGCGCCGGCCTTGGCCAACTGACCCAGCGCCAGGGCGAGCGGGCTTACTGGATGGCGCTGGCGGCGATCAACTCGCACAAGCGGGCAGTGAATGGCCGCGACACGCTGCGCCCGGGCGAGGTCTGCCTCTTCATCGAGGAGCGCCTCGGCTGTCGGATCGACCCCAGCCATTGGGCGCGGGATTACGCCAGTACCTGGGAGCGGCTGGCGCGCCACGTCGACAAGCTGGATGCCCAGGCGCTGAGGCCGGTCGCCGAGGTGGTGGCGAAGCAGTGTGGCCTGCGGAAGGGGCCGGGCTGGCGCTGGCACCAGGTCGACCGCGATGTGGTGGCGTTGCAGCGGGCCGAGGCCTACGCCGAGCGCCGGGAGTATCACCAGCAGCGCTTGGCTGAACGGCTGCGCGGGATGTCAGACCAGCAGTTGGCGCGGTGGGCGGCGAGGATGAAGCGGTACGGGGAGGCATACCGGGAGGAGTGGGGCGAGGACATCCTGGAATGCCCCAGTGTCCATCAGCGCTACCATGACCGCGTGGCGGCCTACTGGGCCCAGCGGGAGCGCCTGAAACGGGTCGCTTGACGATTTGGCGAGCATTTGGGTATCGTTTTGCCATTGTGCACAGTTGCACCCAATCAACAGATTCCCCCGAAAACCCGGCCCTGGCGCCGGGTTTTTTCGTTTCTGGAGCACCCCATGGCTGAACCGACGAGCAGCGGAGCAGTAGCAGCAGCCGGCGCCGTCGGGCTCACTGCCACCGCGATCATCCCCGGAGTCGACGTAAATGCGGTGATCGGCGGCTTCGCCGGCGCGCTGCTGTTCATAGTCTGGGCTCACGACCTGACCATGGCCAGGCGCCTCGGCTACCTGCTGGCGTCCTGGGTCGGCGGCTACTACGCCGCCACAGAGGCTGTCGGGCGGGGCGCGACCCAGTTCTCCGGGCTGCCCGCACTGGTCACCGCCGCGCTGATCGTCACGATCCTGATCGGCGTGCTTGACTGGATGATTGGTGGCCGCGCGCCGGCGTGGCTCCAGATCGTTCTGCAGCGCATCGTCGGCATGATCGGAGGCCGGAAAGATGGTTGATCTGGTGACCCTGACGGCTGCGGCCGTCTGCGGCGCTATCAGTTGCCGCATCTTCACGTACCAGCGCCACGGCGCCACGTACCGGTTCGGCGTCTCGCTCTGCGCGTACATCCTCGCCGCTGGGACCGGCATGCAGGCGCTGTCGATCAGCTTGGCTGTTCTGATGGCGCGCCACGCAACGCCGATATCGCCCTACCTGCTGGCGGTCCTGCTGGTGCTGCTGGTGCTGGTCTACCGCAACAAGGGCAACATCGCGCCCATCCTGAGGCTCAGTTGAGGTGATCCATGGCGCTGACCAAGAAACAGCGCCTGTTCGTCGACGAGTACCTGATAGACCTCAACGCGACGCAGGCCGCGATTCGGGCCGGCTACAGCACCCGGCGGGCGACGGAGATCGGCTATCAACTGCTTCAGCGGCCGGAGGTCGCCCAGGCCATCCAGGCCGCCATGGCCGAGCGCTCGAAGCGCACCGAGGTCGAAGCCGACTATGTAATCCGCCGCCTGCGCGAGATCGACGAGATGGACGTGCTCGACATCCTCGAGGACGACGGATCGTTCCGGTCGATCCGCGACTGGCCCAGGGCCTGGCGCCAGTTCCTGTCCGGCATCGAGATCGCCGAGTTGTTCGAGGGCCGCGGTGACGACCGCCGCATCGCCGGCGTGCTCCGCAAGGTCAAGTGGCCGGACAAGCTACGCAACCTGGAGCTGCTGAGCCGGCATGTCGGCACCGAGTCTGCCGCGCTCGACTTGGAGCTCAAGCGCCTGGATGTCGCGAAGAAGCGCGCCGAGCTGAAGCTGCTGGAGAACCCTGAGGACGAAGTGCCGCCGACCAGCGTCGCAGTGACCATCATCGATGCGAGGGTGCGCGATGCCGACGCTTAACGTGCCTCAGGCGAGGTTCCTGGCGCTGCCACACAAGTTCTGCGGCTTCGTGGCGGGGTTCGGCTCCGGCAAGACCTGGGTGGGCTGCTCCGGCCTCGCCCAGCACGCCTGGGAATGGCCGCGCATCAACGCCGGCTACTTCGCCCCGACCTACGCCCAGATCCGCGACATCTTCTATCCGACGATGGAGGAGGTGGCCTTCGACTGGGGGCTGCGGACCAAGATCAACCAGGCGAACCATGAGGTTCACCTGTACAGCGGTAGCGCCTACCGCACGACGATCATCTGCCGCTCCATGGAGAAGCCGCAGACCATCGTCGGCTTCAAGGTCGGCCGGTCCCTGGTGGACGAGCTCGACGTACTGTCGCTGATCAAGGCCCAGCAGGCCTGGCGCAAGATCATCGCGCGGATGCGCTACAAGGTGGACGGCCTGCGCAACCGTGTCGACGTCACCACCACCCCGGAGGGCTTCAAGTTCGTCTTCCAGCAGTTCGTGAAGCAGTTGCGCGAGAAGCCGCACCTGCAGGACCTGTATGGCCTGGTCCAGGCCAGCACCTACGACAACGAGGCGAACCTGCCGGACGACTACATCGATTCTCTGATGGAGTCGTACCCGCCGCAACTGATCGCGGCGTACCTGCGCGGCCAGTTCGTCAACCTGACGTCGGGCACCATCTACACCGCCTACGATCGCACTCTCAACGCCTCGCAGGAGGCTGTACAGCCAGGCGAGCCGATATTCGTGGGTATGGACTTCAACGTCGGCAAGATGGCCGCCGTGGTGCACGTGAAGCGCTTGGGACTGCCGCACGCGGTCGACGAGATCGTCAACGGGTACGACACCCCGGACATGATCCGCCAGATCAAGGAGCGGTTCTGGCTGTACGCCGACGGCGAATATCGGCCTACCCGCCAGATCAGGATCTACCCCGACGCCTCCGGCGACTCTCGCAAGTCGGTACGGGCCAGCGAGACCGATATCGCGCTGCTCAAGCAGGCCGGCTTCGTCGTATCGGCTCCGGCCGCCAACCCGCCGGTCAAGGACCGGATCAACTCCATGAACGCCATGTTCTGCAACGCCAAGGGCGAGCGGCGGTATCGGGTCAATCCCGACCGCTGCCCGACCTACGCCGATGCCCTCGAGCAGCAGGTGTGGGGCACCAACGGTGAGCCGGACAAGTCCGCCGACATCGATCACCCCAACGATGCTGCGGGCTACTTCATTCACAAGGAATTCCCGGTCGAGCGACCTGCGGCCGTTGTTACCACCCTGAGGTTCTGACCATGAGCGATTCCGTTTGCCAGTGCTGCGCTGCTGTCGAGGAGATGCGCGAGCACTGGAAGCTGATCGATTGCATCAAGGGCGGCACCTCGGCCATGCGCGAGGCGGGGGAGGCGTACCTGCCCAAGCGGCAGCTCGAGACGAGGGAGGACTATGAAGCGCGGCTGAAGCTGGCGACGCTGCACCCCGCGTTCGAGGAAACGGTCGGCGCCATGGTGGGGCGAGTGTTTGCGAAGCCGGTCGTGATCGGCGATGACGTGCAGCAGGAGATCGCCGACCTGCTGACCGACGTGGATACGGAGGGACGTGACCTGCAAGTGTTCGCCCAAGACTGGTTCCGCGGCGGGCTGGAGTATGGCCTGAAGTTCGCCCTGGTCGAGATACCGCAACGGCCAGAGGATCTGCCGAACACACGACAGGCCGAGCAACAGGCCGGCTTCAGGCCCTACGGGGTGCTGATCGAGCCTGGCCAGGTGCTGGGATGGAAGACCGGCAAGGTTGCTGGTGTCGACAGCCTGACCCAGTTCCGCTTCCGGACGTGCCGGGTTGAGGAGGTGGACGAGTTCACCAACGAATCCGTTGAGCAGATCCGCGTCATCGAGCCCCGCCGGCATCGCGTGTTCGAGGAGGGCAAGGATGGATGGGAGATGGTGTCGGACACGCCGAACACGCTCGGCTTCATTCCCTTGGTGCCGTATTACACCGCGCGCACTGGATTCCTCACGGCGAAGCCACCGCTGCTCGAGCTCGCCCACCTGGTGGCGAAGCACTGGTGGCTCCAGTCCTCTCTGGACAGTCTGGTTGATGTCGCCTGCGTGCCGATCCTGGTGATGACTGGCGTAGACTCCGGCGACGAGCTGGCCATCGGCGCGCGCTCCGCGGTGAAGTTGCCTCGGGAAGCCGACATGAAGTACGTCGAGCACACCGGCGCCGCCATCAAGACCGCGCGGGAACAGCTTGACTCACTGCAAGAGGAGATGAGGCAGGCCGGTGCGAAGCTGGTGGAGAAGTCCACCCAGGTCATGACGGCGAAGCAGTCTGGCGAGGAATCGGCTAAGGAGACCAGCAAACTGGCGATGATGTGCCAGGGCCTGCAGGACAGCCTGGTGCTGTTCCTATCGTACTTCTCCCTCGCACTGAACAACCGCGCCGAGGGCGGCACCGTGCAGCTCCAGCCGAATCTCGACCCGGATTATGCTCCGGCCGAGACCATGGGTGTGCTGCAGCGCATGCGTGACGGCGGCTCGTTGTCAGACCAGACCCTGTTCAACGAGGCCCAGCGCCGCGGCATGCTTGCCGAGGACCTGGACTGGGAGTCGGAGCAGGAGCGGATCCGCAACCAGGAGCCTGCGATATGACTCGCTTGGAGGTGCTGCTGGCGGAGCTGTATACCGACCATGGTATCGACCTGATCAGGGCCACGGCGGGTATGTCGAAGGAAGTCGAGGAGAAGATCACCGAACTCGCCGAGGAGTTGGTGAAGCTGCTGCAGGGCCGTCGGTTGCCGCTGAAGAACGTAAAGGAGGTCAACGCGATCCTCGACGAGGCGGCCAAGGCAATCAAGGCGCAGTACACCGAGATCGCTGCGGCACATGATGCCAACCTGCGGCAACTCGCGGTCATCGAAGGAGGCTTCGCGTCGAGCTCAGTCAACAGTCTGGTGAGCCGGCCAATCATGCTCGGCGTCGGCAAGAACCGACTCAGCGCCGTGGTTGCGAATACGCTCATCGAGGGCGCGCCTACCAAGCAATGGTGGCTCAAGCAGGCTGCGGATGTGTCGTTCCGGTTCGCGGGTGTGGTGCGCAATGGCTTCGTGAACGGCGAGACCACGGAACAGATGGTCACCCAGATCGTCGGCCGCCGGGCTCGGGGCGACCAACCGCCGGTGAAGGGCTTCATGGATGTCAGCAAGCGCGCGGCTCGGACCTTGGTCCACAACAGCGCCCAAGCGGTGGCCAATGGCGCCAGGATGGAGGTCTACAAGGCCAATTCTGGCGAGAATGGACCGGTGAAAGGGTATCGCCAGCTCAGCACCTTGGACTCGCACACCACGGAAATCTGCATGGTCTACGACCAGAAGACATGGGATCTGCAGTTCAGGCCTGTGGGGCACTCGTTGCCGTACAAGCAAGGTTGCCCGCGGCACTGGGGGTGTCGCAGTACCACTCTGCCTTGGCTCAAGACGATGCGTGAGCTGGGTATCGACGTCGACGAGGTGAAGAGCACCCGGGCGTCGATGGACGGCCAGGTGCCGGCCAGTCTGAACTTCGAGACATGGCTCAAGGGTAAGTCAAAGGCCTTCCAGGACGAGAAGCTGGGGCCCGGCCGCGCCGACCTCTGGCGCCGAGGCGTCATCACCTTGAGCGACCTGTTGGACCAGCGGGGCAACCCGCTGAGCCTGGCGCAACTCAAGTCGCTGTACGCGCCCGACTGATCTGATCACCAATTCGTGTAGGCCCCGGCAATGTCCGGGGCTTTTTTATGCCTGCGTTTCGGATGGAGCGGGGCGCCTTCCGGGCCGGATGGCCCATCGCAATGGCCGGATGGCCGGAGAAAGACGAGATGAAACTGAAGACTGTCGAAGTCGATGGCAAGCAATACGCCGAGGTCCAGGATGGCAAGCCGGTCTACGTGGAAGATGACGGTAAGGAGATCGCTTTCGATGCGGTCGGTACCCGAGCCACCATCACCCGCTTGAACGGAGAGGCCAAGCAGCACCGCGAGCGGGCGGAGAAGGCCGAGAAGATCGCAAAAGACTTCGAAGGCATCGAGGACCCGGCCGCAGCGCGCAAAGCCCTGGAAACCGTCGCCAATCTCGACGCGAAGAAGCTGGTGGATGCCGGCGAGATCGAGAAGGTAAAGGCTGAAATCGGCAAGGCTTACGACTCCAAGCTGACCGAGGCCACCACGCGCGCGGAGCAGTTGGAGCAGCAGCTCTACGCCGAGAAGATCGGCGGCAGCTTCTCCCGCTCGAAGTTCGTGGCCGACCGCCTGGCTGTTCCGGCCGACATGGTGCAGTCCGTGTTCGGCAAGCACCTGAAAATCGAGGACGGCAATGTCGTGGCCTACGACGCCCACGGCAACAAGCTGTACAGCAAGGCCCGTCCCGGCGAGGCCGCCGACTTCGATGAAGCGCTGGAGATTCTCGTCGACCAGTACCCCTACCGCGACCAGATCCTGAAGGGCTCTGGCCACTCTGGCGGCGGAACGCCCCCGGGCGGCAAGCCCTCCGGCAGCACGGCCAAGTCGCTCGCCGACTGCAAGACCGAGGCCGAGAAGGTCGCCTACCTCGAAACGATCAAGTAAGGAGGCCACATGCCTTTTGATCTCGCTGTATTCAACAAGCAGACCTACACGGCTCTGACCGAAACCGTCGCCCAGGCGATCGACAAATTCAACCAGGCATCCGCCGGCACCATCGTTCTGCAGAACGCGCCGGCGCAGGGCGACTTCGACATCAAGGCCAGCTTCAAGCTGATCGCCAATCTGGTGCGCCGCCGCAACGTCTACGGCAACGGCGACGTGGCTGCGACTCGTCTGACGCAGTTGCTCAACGCCGCGGTGAAGGTCGCCGCCGGCACGCCACCGATCGAGTATGAAGCGGCCCAGTACAACTGGGTGTTGCAGAACCCGGCGTTGGCGGCCCTGACCATCGGTGAGCAACTGGGTAAAGCACGGGTCGCGGACATGCTGAACACCGCCATCCGCGGCGCGGTGGCTGCAATCAGCGGTCACTCCGACGCGACCCATGGCAGCGCCACCGAGACCGCAACCTTCCGCACCCTGAACAAGGCGGCGTTCAAGTTCGGTGACCGCGCCAACGCCATCGCGGCCTGGGTGTTCCATTCCAGCGTGGTCAGCGATCTCTACGACAACGCTCTTGCGAACGCCGAGAACCTGTTCACCTACGACGGCGTGAACGTGATGCGCGACCCGTTCGGCCGTCTGTTCGTGGTGACCGACGCCGACTCGCTGATCGTGCCGGCTGGCGCCGACCCCGAGGCCAACCCAGCTTCGTTCCGTTCGCTGGGCCTGGTGCAGAGCTCGGTGCTGGTGACTGGCAACAACGACTTCGACGCTGTTCTGAACCGCACTACCGGCAAGGAGAACCTGGGTTCGGTCTACCAGGCCGAATGGAGCTACAACCTGGGCGTGCTCGGTTACACCTGGAAGACCGGTACGGGCGGCGCTTCGCCGAACGATACCGCGATCGGCACCGCGGCGAACTGGGAGCGCACCGCCACCAGCGTCAAAGACACCGCCGGCGTTCTGGTGCTGAGCAAGTAGCCGCAGAGGGGCCGCCAGGCCCCCTTTTCATGAGGTGGACAATGACCAAGAAGATTCTGTGGTTCGTAGCTGGCCCGGCGACCTCGGACCAGATGGAGTTCGCCCAGCGCAATGGGCTGACGATTCGGGATCCGCTCGCCTATCGCCAGGGTGACTTCCTCGAACAGGCCGATGCGGTGGCCGGCGAGGTGCCGCGGGCATACTCGGCGGCCTACGGCCTGATAGAACTGCAAACCAGCGGTGCTGCGAAGGCTCCGGGCATCCATGACGGCGAGCCCACCCTCGACGAAATCAAGGCTGACCTGAAGGCCCTCGGCGTCGCGTTCGATGGGCGTGCAGGCAAGGCTGCGTTGGCGAAACTGCTCGCCGAGGCGAAGGCGGCCCAGGAGCCCTCGCAGTTGAACGACGAGCAGGTGCTGGCGCGTCTCGTTGAACTGGGTGTCGAGGTGCCGGAAGGCGCCACGTCCGATTCGCTGCGCGAGCTCCTGAAGGCGACCGAGGAGAAAGCCAATGGCGGTGGTGACTGAGGGTGACAGCGCCAACAGTTACGTCTCCGTCGACCAGGCTACCGAGTATCACGCTCAGCGCGGCAATGCTGCCTGGGCGTCGGCCTCCAATGACAGCCGCCCCTCGGCACTGATCAGGGCGACCGACTACATCGACCGCAGCTATCAATTCCGAGGCTCGAAGGTCGACTCGGACCAGCCGCTGGAGTTTCCACGCACCGGCCTGGCCTGGCCGAACCGGAAACTGCAGGGCGCAACGTGCGAACTGGCCCTGTTGGCGCTCGACGGGCCGCTGGACACGGTACAGCAGGCCTCCGCCGTGAAATCCGAGACGGTGGGACCCCTCACCACGGTCTACGCCGAACCGGTGAACCAGGGGCAGCCGCGCTACGTTGCAGTGGATCGGCTTCTGGAGGCGCTGACAGTCGGCGGCGGCATGTTCAACGTCAGGGTGTCGAGGATGAGCTGATGGCTGATATCTACGACCGTTCCCGGGCGATGGCCATTCGTATGCTGGCACCGCGGAGCAAGGGCGGTAGGGGGCTTGAGCTACGCCTGACCAAGTTCGAGCAGGGCGAGTACGACCCGGCGACCGGTGGAAGTCCAACCATCGAGCGCCGCTTCGATGGTTCCGGCATGCGCCAGGACTACGATGTGCGGGTTATCGACGGTTCGCTGATCCAACAGGGTGATGTCGAGATCATCATGTCTCCAGTGCAGCTTGGGGGGCAGGACATGCCGGCGCCGAGGAACGGCGACCGTATCGAGTTCGACGGCGAGGCCTTCAAGGTGGTGACTGCGAAAGCCTGGAATTATGCCGGCCTGGGCATCGGCTTCGTCGCGCAAGCGAGGAGGTAGCGCATGGCCCGTGGCTCTCGCATGCGTCAACGCTACTCGGGGCGCCAGGGCAGCTTCGCTGCAGCGGTGGCGCAATTCCGCGACCAAGCCTTGGCTGCCGGCGATGCGATCTACCAGCGGATCATGTTGGACCTGTCGGTCAAGGTGATCGAGAAATCTCCAGTCGGTGACCCGGAGCGGTGGGCCGCGAACGTCGCCTACCGCCAGCGAGCGAGTGCTGTGGCGGACCGCTACGACGAGAACGTTGCGATTCGCAACACCCTGATCAACCTGAATCCGAGCAACTTCACCAGGAACGGGAAGCTTCGTCGAGGCGTGAAGCACGCGAAGCCGCTGACCAAGGCGGAGCGTGACCAGAACTTCGACGTCAACGGGATGGTGGCCGGGCGCGGGTATGTTGGCGGGCGCTTTCGGGCCAACTGGCAGTTCAGCATCGGCACGGCCGCACAGGGGGAGATTGATGACGTCGACCCGACTGGCAGCAAGGCAATTTCTGCAGTGACCGCCGGGGTCCAGCCGCTGAAGCTCGGTGATACCGCCTACCTGGTGAACAACCTGCCGTATGCGGTACCGCTCGAGTACGGGCACTCCAGCCAGGCACCGGCTGGCATGGTCCGGGTGACCATCGCCGAATTCCAGCAGATTGTGGAGGCCGCCGTCAGGGCGAACCAGGTGTAGCTCCACCAGACCAGGGGTCGATATGTCCCATTCTCTTGCTCGCCAAGCTATCGAGGAAAAGCTCAACTCATGGGCAAAAGGGAGGCCTATTCGTGTGGCGTTTCAAGCGTCCAGTTTCACTCCCGAGGTCGGCGAGACATACCTCCGCGGGTATCTACTTCCAAGCGGGACCAGCACCCCTCATTTGGCTGGCGAGGCTCTCGAGTTTCGGGGTGTCTACCAGGTCAGCATCGTCTGCCCATCGGGCCAGTCGCTGGGGATTGCAGAGTCGCTTGTTGATGAGATCACTTCACTGTTTCGCGTTGACTCGCGCCTGTCGCGCGGTGACTTCGAAGGGATTGTTGCCGGACCAGTAGAGCAAGGACCGGCCATCTTCGATGATGCCTCCTACATCGTTCCAGCCAGCTTTGCCTATCGCGGCGCGGCTGACCAATAGCCCGATCGGGCACAACCATCCGCCGCCTGGCGGGCTTTCAAGAGGAAATACTCATGGCCGCACGCTTCCCGCTGCCCAATGGCTCCGTGCTGGAAATTGCATCCACACTGGGGGCCGCCGTTGCTTTCACGGCAATTACCAACGCAAAACCGCCGATTGCCAGCGCTACTGGCCATTCCCTGGAGATGGGGGATGCCGTTCTGATCACCTCCGGCTGGGCCAAGATATCTGACCGAGCCAGCCGCATCGGAGCGGTCACAACTGATACTTTCGCACTGGGTGGGCTGGATACCACCAACACTGATATCTACACCCCAGGTTCCGGTGTTGGTTCGGTGATTCCGGTGGAGTCCTGGGTTCAGATCTCGAAGGTCACCGGATTTTCCTCTTCGGGGGGCGAGCAGCAGTATCTGACCGTTGGCTACCTGGAAGAAGATGATGATCGGCAGCTCCCGACCAATCGGAACCCGCTTTCCCTGGAGATTACGGTCGAAGACCAGCCGTCCGCCGCATATGTCGATGTGGTCGAGAATCTTGGGGAAACGAAAGCACTGACCGTCATCCGGCTGAAGCTGCCGAGTGGTGACCAAATCCTGTATCCCGGCTACGTGAGCATCACCAGTTCGCCGACCATGGAGCGGAATCAGTTGATGACCCGCACTATCAGCATTGGCCTGTCTGGTCGTCCGCTTCGATACCTGGCGGCGTAAGGAGGGGATATGAGCAAAGTCAAGTTTTCCCTGGACCCGAAGCCTACTTTCATTGCTCCAGTACCAATCCCATTGCATGGCGGCGGGAGTGTCGAGGTGAAGTTCACCTTCAAGCACATGCCAAAGGATGATCTCGACGCATTCCTGAAGGGAGTGGGCGAACTGTCTGACCGCGAGGCGATCATGGCCGTCGCGGCAGGCTGGGAACTCGACGACGCGTTCAACGACGAGAACGTACAGCGACTGCTGCAGAACTACCTCGGCGCCGGCCCGACGGTTGTCAGGGTGTACATGGAGCAGATCACCCAGGCCCGCCTGGGAAACTGACCAGCGCGGCGGCAGCGCTGTACAAGACAGAGCCTGATGCGGAAGCCCTTGCTGCGCTGGGGCTCAGGCCTGATGACCTACCGGTGGAAGAGGTGGCCATCTGGCCTGAGAACTGGCGGGCTTTCCTGCTGTTTCGCGACATGTCCACCCAGTGGCGAACAGGCATGAACGGTCCCACTGGACTGGACTACGGCGTCTTACAGGACATCTTACGGCTGCGCGGGGTGCCGCGGGCTCAATGGTCCGAACTGTTCGATGCCGTCCAGACGATGGAAGCCGTCGCGCTGACAAAAATTCATGAAGGGTAAGCGATGGATATTGCAAGCCTTGGCATCGCCGTGCATTCGGAGAGCGCCGACCAGGCGGCTCAGGATCTGGATCGCCTGGTCGGATCCGCCGTCCGAGCTGAAAATGCGGTCGACTCGGTCGGAGAAACCTCTGCCCAAGCATCCGCGCGCATCTCCAACATGGTTCGCGCCTCGCTGGAGGCCAGTGATTACCATCAGAGGCTTGCGAAGGCGGCTACCAGCAGTAGCGCAGCCCTCGAGAAGGCGAATGCCTCGACCATCGACCGGACCAAGTACCAGGAGGAGATCAACGCTCGCGGGCAAGCCATCATCCAGTCGCAGCAGCGCATTGCCGAACAGGCCAAGAAGTCCGCTACTGCAGCCCAGGAGCAATCTACCAGTCTCGATGCCGGCAGCCGGAACCTTGCCAGGTTCAACGATCAGTTGGGTCGGACCGGTCTTACCGCCAGGCAAACCCAGGCCGCTATGCGGGGGCTTCCCGCGCAGATCAGTGATGTCGTCGTCAGCATCCAGGGCGGCCAGTCCCCCATGCAGGTCCTTCTGCAGCAAGGCGCACAGGTTCGCGATATGTTCGGCGGACTTGGCCCAGCGCTGCGGGCGGTTGGTGGTTATGCGCTGAGCTTGATTAACCCCGTTAACGGGTTGGCTGCAGCTGCCGGCACGCTTGGTTTTGCTTTCTACGACGCAGAGAAAAAGGCCGCTGCCTTTAGCAAAGCAATTTTTGCTGGGAATGGCGCAGCAGGCATGACTGGGTCGGCTCTGGCTCAAGTTGCTAAGCAGGCTGCTTCGGTATCCGGATCATTGGCCAGCGCGAATCGAGCTGCTATTGCATTGGCAGCCAGCGGAAAGGTTGGGGCCGGCCAACTTCAGAGCCTCACGGAAACGACCAGCGCAATCGCTCAATTTACCGGGCGGGATATTGAGGATGTGGCGAAGTCCTTGTCAGAGCTGGGGGATGATGCGACTAGGGCAGCGGCACGAGTTAGCGAGCAGTATCGGCTGCTGAGTTACGAGCAATATCAGGCGATCAAGGCGATCGATGAGCAAGGCGACCATCAGCAGGCTGTCGATCAACTGAACGAGGATCTGCATCGTAACGCTCAGGAGAGGCTGAAACAGTATCGCGAGTCTCTGTCTGGTGTTGAGCAGGGATGGGACGCAGTTAAAACGGCGATCGGTAATGCCTACGCTGCAATCCGTGCTGACTTGTTTCCAACCCTCAATGAGCAAATACAGACGCTCCAACGGACATTGGATCAACGGCAAAACGCTCCGTTTCTGTCGAATGCTTTGCGTGGCGCACTAACTGGCGCCGCAACTGGCTTGCCTGGCGTGGCCGCTACCGGAGCACTATTTCAGTCCTTTCGGGATCAGTTCAGCTCCACAGAGGCATTGAAGGAGCAGAACAGCCTCTTGCTCGTCCGAAAAGACTTGTCCGAGCAGAATGCCAAGTCGGAGGCTGAGCTGGGCGAGGCTGACCAGCAGCTCATCGCCATTGAGAAAGAACTGGGCGACCAGTTAGGCGACGTCTCCCCGGCGGCCAAGCGAGCGAAAGCAATTGATGAGCTGACCAAGAGGTACGTCGCCGGCTACCGCGCGGCCGAGAAGATGATCTCGGCAGGCAAGTTGAGCGCGCTTCCCGACTGGCTCAAGGGTGTGAATATTGTCGGTGATAGCGTATCAGGCGGAACCTTCGACAAGCTGGTGGCTGGCATCAATCAGCGGTTCAAGGACCCGAAGGCGGCCAGGTCTTCTCAATTTCGTGATGATGCTGCTACCCAGTACCTGTTGCGTCTGCGCGAGCAGCAGGGAGCCCTGGAGCAGCAACTTGGTACCAGCGAGAAACTGTCCGTTTCGCAGCGTGAGATGGCGAAGTGGGAGCAGCAGATTGCGGACCTGAAGGTGAAAGCTGTCCTGACTGCCGATCAAAAGTCTCTCTTGGCTAGGGAGGCGGAGGTTCGCGCGCAGCTTCAGAAGAACGTGGCGCTCGAGGCCGAGGCGAGGAAGAAGGAGGAAATCGCCAGGATCGACGCGTACCGCGCAAACCTTGAGGGGCGCCTGCGTTCAGTGCAGCAGGGGTACGAACTGCAGATCGCTGGCCTTGGTGCGGGCGATGAAGAGCGCCGGCGCATTCAGGACCGTTTAAAGCTGGAGCAGGACTACCAGAGCCAGAGCGCCAAGCTGCAGGAACAACGCAACCGCGGCGAAACCAACGGCGGCATCAGCCAGAGCCAGTACGAAAAGGAACTCGCTGCTCTGGACGATTATCACCGTAAGGCGCTGGCCAAGCAGAACGACTACTTCCATCAAGTCGATGAGACTCAGAAGGATTGGTCATTGGGAGCCAGATCGGCGTTCAAGACCTATCTGGAGAGTGCTCGGGACGTGGCGGGCCAAACCAAGAACCTGTTCACCAGCGTCTTCAGCAGCATGGAGGATGCAGTCGCGGCCTTCGCCACGACCGGCAAGTTGTCGTTCTCCGACTTCGCCAAGAGTGTGCTGGCCGACATGGCGCGGATTGCAACGCGCGCCGCTGCCTCGCAGGCCCTTTCGTCCCTCTTCGGCGGATTCTTCGGCGGTGGTAACGCTGCCGCGCAGTCTGGTGTCGACAATCTGGTGAGCAACAGCGGGCTGTTCGCCAACGGTGGTGCGTTCGCCGGCGGGGTGCAGATGTTCGCCACTGGCGGGGCCTTCACCAACAGCGTGGTCAGCACGCCAACCGCGTTCGGCATGAGCGGCGGCGGCATGGGTGTGATGGGCGAAGCGGGGCCAGAGGCAGTGATGCCGCTGACCAGAACCTCGTCCGGCGCCCTCGGTGTGCGCGCTATGGGCGGTGGTGGTTCGCAGATCAACGTCGAGGTGAACATTGCCTCGGATGGTTCGGCCAACGTCTCCAGCAGCCAGCCTGGCCTGGACCAGTTCGGTCGCGACATCGGGACGTTCGTCGAGCAGAAATACCGACAACTCCTGGCGCGTGATCTGCGGCGTGACGGTGCGATCGGCCGGGCCATCAACGGGTAGAGCACATGGCAATCGAAATCTTCACTTGGGCCACCGAGAGCGGTGGCGAGGGCGACATAACCTTCGCCACCAGGTCCGCGCAATTCGGTGACGGCTACAAGCAGTTGGTGAGCGAAGGTCTGAACAGCAAGTCCCAGAGCTGGCCTGTGTCCATCACCGGGCCGGCGGCGACCATAAAGGCCGCGATGGACTTCCTGGACCGCCACACAGGAGCGCGGGCGTTCCTCTGGACGCCGCCCCTGGGCGGCCTGGGCCTCTACACCTGTGCGGGCTACCGGCCCGTCAACCTCGGCGGCCGGGTCTACCGGCTGACCGCGACCTTTGAACAGGCATTCCATCCATGACACTGATCACCGATATCCAGAAGCTGGAGCCCGGCGGCGAGGTCGTGCTGTTCGAACTCGACGGCAGCGACTTCGGCGCCGACGTGGTCCGGTTCCACGGACACGCTATCCCGCACAGCCCGCAGGAACTGGCCGCCGCCGGTGCCAACGCCGACCAGTTACCGGCGAAACCGATCTGGTGGCAGGGCCACGAATACGCGGCCTGGCCGGTGCAGATCGAGGGCATCGAGGCGAACAGCGATGGTACTGCGGCGCGGCCGAGCTTCACCGCCGGCAACGTCAATGGCCGGATTACGGCGCTCTGCCTGGCGTTCGAGGACCTGCTCCAGTTCCGCCTCACCATCCGGACGACGCTGGCGAAGTATCTGGACGCGGCGAACTTCCCTGGCGGCAATCCCGACGCTGATCCCTCCCAGGAGATCGTCGAGATCTGGTACTTGGACCAGAAAACCAACGAGGACGGCCAGTACGTCGCTTGGGAACTGGCCTCGCCAGGTGACGTTGGCGGCGAGCAGGTCGGCCGGCAGATGACCACCCTGTGCCACTGGGCGATGACGGGCGGGTACCGCGGGCCCGACTGCGGCTACACCGGCCCGTACTTCGACATCGACGGCAACCCCACCGATGACCCAGCCCGGGACGAGTGTGATGGCTGCCTGGGCACCG